TCAGGTCGATGATCAGGTGGCCGTCATTGGTCAGCCAGTCCGGCCGGCACTTGCATTCGGCGCCGGTGGTCGGATCGGTCCACATGTGCGTTGTCTCGGCCTTGCCCTGCCAATGCAGCAGCATCGCCGCGGCCGGGTGGCGCCAGACCGATTCGGCCATGCGGCTGATGGTGGCGCGGTCGTCGGCGTCAATCAGATCGCGGCCACCGGCTTCAGCTTCAAACTCAAGCCAGCGGGCTTTGCCTTCCTTGGTGCGGCGATCGACCACCGGCGTGGTGATGTAACGATTCTCGAACTGGTCAGCTTCGAGCGTCAGCGTGTGGACAGCACTTCCAAGCCGCATCGCAGCGGTTGGTTCGGTCGGCACCCGGTTTGGGTCGATGTAGCGCGCCCAGTAATGCAGCGGGCTGCGGGCGATCAGATCCAGATGCGACTTTGAGATGGCCGGGTGAGCGTGGTAGTCGGTGTTCTCCATGGGTTGCAGAGACTTGCGTCATCGTATAGGATCGCGCCGCACCCTGCAAGCAATCGCGGCATTTTACCCGTCATAGCTCTTTCAGCTGTTTACAGCGGCATTCCGCGTTCAACTCATGACCCAACTTTCACTCCTTACTCCAGAGCCTGATGATGAAGTCTTACAACACACGGGAACAGTAAACATCGAAACCATTTGGGGCTGTGATTACGGCTCTGGCTACTTCCATTGTTTTAACGGCAAGTATTTAAGACTCAAGCCAGATCAGTTCGCATCGCTCGCCTTTGCAAATGACTTTGACACCATTGTTGTAGAGAACGCTCACATGCAGCCAAAGCGCCGTAGCTTGGCGCAAGTGTTTACTCAGCAACAACTGGAAGCTATAGCCAATACAGCGGCACTGCGGCACATTGAAGTGCGTCTCTGGTTTCACTCGCAAACGCCAAAGTGGCGCAAGATCTTAGAAGCAGGGGACAAGTCAGACGAGGTTGATGCCAGGACGATTTATGAGATCGTGCAGCGTCGCGGGTTGACTGACTTGCAATGGTTCAATCCAAAGCCTGAATATGCACCGCGCGTGCAATGGGCGCATGAACAGATCGACGAGATGAACCATATCCTTAATATGGCACGGATTGACTATGAAGTGCAAAGCTGCCCTGCTGTCCGCATTTACAATGACAGGATGAATGGCGCAAGGATTAGAACCTTGCACATAGGTTGGAGAACGCATGGCAATGATGCTGCAATTTGCCGTGACATGAGCAATTGGTTTCTAGGGCCAGACCAGTTCAGGCAAGGCCTTTCGCTATGGGCAGCGCTTGTCAGATGGGACGGAACTCCTCGTCAATACAACGGCAAGCAACCCGGGGTTAAGTTCATCATGAATGAACTATTGCGTCAAAGGCCAAACCATTTTCGAGGTGGCGTAGCCAGATCGAACCTGATGTATTGGGGCTTCCGTGGAGAAGCAATCAACCATCTCAAGCTGCGAGTTAATGGCAAGATCGACAAAAGGCTTCATGAACTTTCACCGCAGCAACAAGCAAAATGGCTTGAATATAGAAGACGGTACAGAAGGGCTATGGTATGCACTCTGCACGCCATGAAGGCTTATATCGACGAATACATCACAAATTGATCTTTAGCGGTTGTTTACCCAGTCAGTCATTTTGTTGACTTTACGCCTGCATAACCGCACAAATAATCATGAACCTCCGCCCCTATCAACACCGCGCGATAGACGATCTGCGCAATGCCTACCGCTCAGGCGCCCGCGCGCCGCTGCTGGTCGCCCCCACCGGTGCAGGCAAGACAGTCATCCTGGCCGCCATCACCGTCAGCGCCACCGAGCGCGGCCGCAAGGTGCTCATCCTTGTGCATCGACGTGAACTGATCCATCAGGCCAGCAACAAACTCACCGCCGCCGGTGTCGAGCACGGCATCATCGCGGCTGGCATCCAGCCATCGCAGCAGCCGGTACAAGTTGCATCGGTGCAGACGCTCGTGCGCCGGCTCGCCACAATCAGCTGGAAGCCGTGCCTGATCATCATTGATGAGGCACACCACGCCGTTGCTGGGTCGTGGTCGCAGATCCTGAACCACTGGCCCGGTGCCCTGCGCCTAGGCGTCACTGCCACACCCTGCCGCCTTGATGGCCGCGGCCTGCGGGACACCTTTGACGCGCTCGTCGAGGGGCCATCAGTGCAGATGCTCACATCTGCCGGCTACCTGTCACCTGCGCGGATCTTTGCGCCGCCGATGGTGGCTGATCTCACCGATCTGCGCATGAGGGCCGGCGATTACGCCAACAACCAGGCCGCGGCCGCCATGACACGGCCAACCGTAACCGGTGACGCCATCCATCATTACCAACGCCTCGCGGGGGTACAGCAAGCGATCGCGTTCTGCTGCAACATCGCCCACGCTGTCTCAGTCCAAGACGCGTTTAAGACTGCTGGCATCAGCACAGCCAGCCTGTTGGGCAATACAACCGATCGCGATGCCGTGGTGGCCGCGTTCGCCGCTGGCACCATTCGCGTGCTGGTGACCGTTGACGTGGTCTCCGAAGGCTTCGACATCCCCGCAGCCGGCTGCGCCATCCTGCTAAGACCCACCGCCAGCCTTGGCCTGTACCTGCAGCAGGTCGGTCGCGTGCTGCGGCCTGCACCAGGCAAAGACGCTGCGATCATCCTTGATCACGTCGGGAACGTCACCCGTCACGGCTTCCCCGATGACATCCGCCAGTGGACGCTCGAGCACGGCGCACGGCGCGCAGGTGGCACACAGCCAACGCCATCAGTGCGGACGTGTCCGGCGTGCTTTGCATCGTTCAGGCCGGCGCCGATCTGCCCATGCTGCGGCGTTGAATACCAGCCTACTCAATATGAGTTGCAACAAATTGAAGGCGAGTTAATAGAATTAAAAAGAAGCAATATGTTTACACCTGGCGAAAAAGTGGAAGTTGCTAGATATAAAGATCAATGGGAGCGCGGATGGAAAATTGATTACTACATGGGCGACAATTATTGGAAAGTAACAAACAAAGTTTGGCGAAGTGATATATCTGTAAATATGAATCAAATAAGGCCTGATCACTTTGATGAGCGTCGCCAGCAGCAAAAAGCCCGCACCCTGTCCGAACTCCTCGCCCTAGCCAAGGAACGCGGTTACAGTCCCGGATGGGCATACCGGATCCATCAAGCGCGTGGCCAACGCCGAAACCATCCTTCAACAGCAGATCCGCCTAGCGCTCGGCTCCCGCTCTGATCTGCGCATCTTTCGCAATCAGGTCGGATCGCTCCCCGATCCACGCACAGGTCGGCTGGTGACATTCGGCCTGGCCCGTGGCTCAGCAGATCTCATCGGCTGGCGTACCGTCACCATCGGCCCAGAACACATCGGCCTTCGTATGGCAGTCTTCACATCCATCGAAGTCAAGACACCCACGGGGCGGGTCAGGCCTGAACAGTCAGCCTGGCTCTCTACCGTGAACGATGCCGGTGGCCTCGCTGGGGTCGCGCGATCCGTGTCAGACGCGCACGCCATCATTCAATCCGTCAGCCAATAAACAGGCCGGCGGTGCTCGACACACCCCGGCCCTGGCCCACAGCCCTTACCTGCAAGCATGGCAAGACTACCAAAACCGGTTGACTTCAGTGCCGCTCGTCAGTTCCTGAAGATCCTCGGCAAAACAAAAGAAGCCACCAGACTCCGCGCGTTTTACCCATCAGGTCACCAGTTCAAGGCCGGTGACTCAGGCCGCAAGGCACCGCCATCAGCCGCCATCATCGACGAGTGGCAGGCCGAGGGCCGCGGCGTTTATGTCGTCATCAATGACGGCGGTGACACTGACTCAGAGATCACCGCCTGCCGCGCCATCTTCTGCGAATGGGACAACCGCCCAAAAGACTGGCAGGTCACCGCATGGAAGGAGCTGCAGCTACCAGAGCCATCGCTGCAAGTTGACACCGGCGGCAAGTCGATTCACACCTATTGGGTGCTTGCTGATCCGATCGCGCCCGACAATTGGCGATCGATGCAGAAGCGCCTCCTCGAGCACGCCGACGCAGACCGCACGCTCAAAAACCCCTCACGGGTCATGCGCCTGCCGGGCACCTATCACATCGGCCCAGACGGCCACCCAGGCCAGCAGGTGGCCATCATCCATCAATCAGATCTCACCTACACCACAGACCAACTCAACGCCTGCCTGCCCGATGAGCAGACCCACACCCGCCTGATCAGCGCCAAGCAATACACAGACCACACCCCCCGAAACCTCTCAGACATCCAGCAGGCCCTCGACTGCATCCCGGCCGCGGTCCCCAAGTCCGGCCAATACCCATTCTTCCGCAATCTGCTATGGGGCCTCATCGCAGCCTGCGAGGAAGCCGGCAGCACCGCTGATCAGGCCGTCGCCATGATCCAGCGTCACAGCCCAGACTTTGCAGAAGCGCAGCAGGTGGGCCGCAGCAACTGCGCATCAGTCACCGCCGGCACGTTCTGGTATTTCGCGCGTGAACACGGTTGGCGGCCACCACGCACCATCCCGCAGGTGATAGCCGATCACCCGCCCACAGCCATCACGCCCATTGACCCGCAGCCGCTCAAGCGCATGGAGGCGAACGAGCTGCTGCAGCAGCTACGGGACGCCGGCAACCTCCGATACAACATCTTCACTCAACAGATCGAACGCAACGGTCACCTCCTCGAAGGTGCCGAGCACTTCTATCTAGAAATCGCAGAACGCGGCGGCAAGATCTCAAAAGAAATCGCCCTCGACTGCCTAGTCAAGATCGCCAAGGCCAACCCATACGACCCGATCAAGAACTACCTGAACCACGTCGCCGCACACGAACAACCCACTTACATCGACCGGCTCGCATCCACGTACCTGCGACCTGAAGACTCAACCACACCCGAACCCACCCTCTATGACCACATGATCCGCTGCACCCTCATCGGTGCAGTGCGCCGCATCTACGAACCTGGCGCCAAGCACGACAACGCAACCGTCCTCATGGGTGAACAGGGCGCGCGCAAGTCATCCTTCTGGGCCGCTATCGGTGGGGAGTTCTTCTCCGATGCGCTCAAAGACATTGGCTCGAAGGACGACCTAATGGTCCTGCATCGCAGCTGGATCATGGAATGGGCCGAACTGGATCACATCACCAGCAAGAAACACGCCGGTCAGGTGAAGGCATTTCTGAGTCAATCAACCGACCTGTTCCGCATTCCCTACGGCAAGGCCACCGAAGCATTCCCGCGCCGCTGCATCATCGTCGGCTCAACTAACCGCGACACCGGCCTGCTGGTTGACGAGACAGGGAACCGCCGGTTCTGGGTCATCCCCGTCACCTGCACGCTTGCCAAACCGATAGACGTGTCATCGCTGCTCAAGGAGCGCGACGCGATCTGGTCGGCAGCGGTGGCCGCCTACCGCAATGGTGAACCCAGCGTGCTCACCGCCGAACAAGAGGCGATGGTGGCACAACAGAACGAGGACTACCTGGTCGAGTCGCCATGGCGCGCACCAATCGAAGCGTGGCTGCTGGCACCCGCGAACAAGTCCAAGGACATCACGACCGATGTGCTCTTGGCCGAAGCCGTGGCCAAGCCGGTTGAGCGTCAGACGCGCTCCGATCAGATGCAGGTGGCCAGCATCCTGCGCGACCTCGGATACCAACGAAAGAAGACCCGAGTCGATGGCGTTCTCAAATGGGTCTACTTTTGAGACAGTCGAGTCTCTTGAGTCTCAAAGTGAGACAGGCTTGTGTTCCTACCTGCTGGGGAGTAGGTGGGAACATCGAAACCCTGTCTGCTACTACCTTGTTCCTATGTTCCTACTGTTCCTACCTATATAAAAGACCTATATGGAATAGGGGAGAGGGGGGGTACAGGGGGCGTGGGGAAACTCTTCTAAGGAGGTGGGAACGGTGGGAACTAGGAACAAAGTCAGTCTCACCGGCTCCGCCTACCCTTGACCCATGGCTACCCTCACCCTCGACATCCGCTCAGAGCTGCCCAAGGCGATCCGTTGGACGGACGCCATGACCAAGCAGCTTCCCTTCGCCATCAGTCAGGCGCTCAACCGCACGGCATTTGATGCGCGCACATCGTTGGGTGGCGCGACCCGGCAATACTTCGACAGGCCTACGACTTTCATCCAGAACGGCTGGCGCGTTGAAAAAAGCAGCAAGCGCAGCCTTGTTGCCACGGTCTTCCCTGAAGCCAAGCGAGTCCCTTACCTACTCCGCAACATCACCGGGGGGCGCCGCGGGACGAAGCCCTTTGAGGCCAAATACCTCGGAGAGGCCGCTGGAAGCCTCCCAGAGGGCTCCAAACTCATCCCGGCTGTCGTCCGCCGCAACGCACAGGGGAACGTCTCCTTGGCCGCTCTGAGGCGCATCACAGGCCAGATTGGCGGCACTGGCCGTAACTCTGTCTTCATCGGCACCCCAACAGGAGGCGCCCGCCCGCCTGGCGTTTATCAACGCGGCAGCAAGAACAGGCTGATCCCATTGTTCGTCGCAGTCCCATCGGCTACCTATAGGCCGATCTTCCCGATAAGCCAGATCGGTCAGAAGGTGGTTCAGCGACGCTTTGGTGATTACCTCCGCAGCAGCCTTGAGCGAGCTGTTGCATCAGCGCGATAATGTGGTGGCTTGGCGCAGTTGACGCTGCCCAAGCCGTGACCGATCTGATTCCGCAGACCGATGAGACAACGTTACGAGATCCCTGAGCCTGGGCAGCCGTTTGACCCGGCGATTTTTAGGCTCGGGTCACCTTGCAAGCGCAACCACCTTTGGGATGAAGGGGTGACGCTTCGATTGATTAAAAACAGGAAATGCCCACTTTGTGATCGCATTGACTCATTAGAGCGGCAAACAAAGCGACGAAACGATGACCCGCAAACTTTTAAGGCTACTGCTGCTTTATACATGAGAAGAAGAAGGGCAAAGCATGGACGTGAGTCCAGGTCAAAGTATGGGCTGCCTTATACCCCTCGCCCTGACATCGAAACGCGCATGATGCTTGCTGCCATCAGGCGTGCTGGTCGCCTGCCATCAGTGGCGCGACTTGTCTACGACCAGCAACTCGAGTATTGGCGCGCATACCCTGACGATCATGCTGAGTTCAATCGGCAGCGTGGATTGCGTCAACTGCGTTGGCGCTACATGACCAACCTGAAACTGCGTCTCTACAACCGCAGCAAGTCCAAGCAACGCAAAGCGCGCGAACGAGGCAGCCGCACCGTGATGCTCAGCCCTGACCAGCTTTGGCGTAGGTGGGTCGAGTTTGATCACTGCTGCGCCTACTGCGGCACTCAATGCGACCTGCAGGTTGAGCACGTCATCCCGATCAGCAAAGGAGGCGAGCATCACCTTGGCAACATCGTCCCTGCCTGTGCTACCTGCAACTACAGCAAGCGGTCTGCGCCTGTTGAGCAGTGGTACAAGGCTCAGCCCTTCTTTGCCGAGACCAGATGGCTTGCGATTCAGGCCGCACTCGCCAAGGGCCAGCCCATGACCGAGCAGCTTGCCATGCGGCTATGCGCATAACGGGTCCTCCCTGGCCTAAAGCCGGCGGGTGATCGCAGACCGCACGCTTTCTTTAGCGTCAGCGCAAAAACCGCATAAACCCTTGCGCCGCAAGGGATCTCAGCTTGAGTCAAATCGGACTCAGGGCAAGACCGTTAAGCGGCGTTTAGGATCAGTTAACTTAAGCCTAGTTGGTTTTAACTCTTTTCAGTGCTGGTCACTTTTGCTGAGTTTGCTGCAATTCGTGGATGCACGAAAGCGGCAGTGACTCATGCCAGCAAGAGCCGGATTGCAGCGGCGGTGGTGGTGAAAGATGAGCGCAAGTGGTTGGACCGCGACCTGGCGCTGGAGCTGTGGAACAAGAACACGCGTGCCACGCCGAACTCGAAGGTGAGTCAGGCCGATCCTGCTGACCCGCAGGAGCTGCGGCAGCAGATCGACAAGCTGCCGGATGATGCGATCCCGGATCTCAATGAGAGCCGCGCCAGACGCGAGCACTACCAGGCCGAGCTGGCGAAGTTGCAGGTGACGCAGCAGCGGGGCGATCTGGTGCCTGCTGATGAGGTGAAGAAGGACGCGTTTCAGGTGGGCCGCAGCATCCGCGAGGCGCTGGCGAATCTGGCCGATCGGCTGAGCCACCAGCTGGCTGGCGAGACGGACCCGACGGTGATCCATGAGGTGCTGACGCGTGAGCACCGGGATGCGCTGCTGGCGCTGGCGGAGGTGGAGAAGTGAGCGTCTGGCGTGCGGGCTTTATGGAAGGGCTGCGACCTGAGCAGCCGCTGACGGTGAGCGAGTGGGCTGATGCGCACCGGCGGCTGAGCAGCAAGGCAAGCGCGGAACCTGGGCCATGGCGCACGAGCCGGACGCCGTACCTGCGTGAGCCGATGGATTGTCTGAGCAGCAGCAGTCCGGTGCAGCGTGTGGTGATGATGTTTGCTGCGCAGACGGGCAAGACGGAAGCGGGCAGCAACTGGCTCGGTTATGTGATCGACCACGCGCCGGGGCCGATGCTGCTGGTGCAACCAACTGTTGAGATGGCCAAGCGACTCAGCAAGCAGCGGCTCGAGTCGATGATCACTGAGACGCCGGTGTTGGCGGCGAAGATCGCACCGGCCAGGACGCGGGACTCTGGCAACACGATGTTCGCGAAGGAGTATCCCGGCGGTATCATGTTGCTCACCGGGGCGAACAGTAGCACGGGGTTGCGATCGGCACCGTGCCGGTACCTGTTCGCTGATGAAGTAGATGCGTTCCCGAGTGACGTGGATGGCGAGGGCGATCCGGTCGCGCTGGCGGAGCGGCGAACCACCACGTTTGCGCGGCGCAAGATCCTGCTGACCAGCACACCAACGGTGAAAGACTTCAGCCGGATCGAGGCTGAGTATCTGCGCAGTGATCAGCGGCGGTTCTATGTGCCGTGCCCGAGTTGTGGCGGAATGCAGTGGTTGCAGTGGCCGCGGCTGAAGTGGGACGCAAAGCGGCCGGGTGATGTGCGCTATGAGTGCGAGCATTGTGGTGAGCGGTTCGAGGAACTGCACAAACCGGCGATGCTGCGCGGCGGCGAGTGGCGCGCGACGGCGCCTGCTGATGGCCGGACTGCGGGGTTCCATCTGTCGGGGCTTTACAGCCCGCTGGGCTGGTGCAGCTGGGAGCAGTTGGTGGATGACTTCCTGCGGGCCAAGGCTGACGCGCCGGCGCTGAAGGCGTTCGTGAACACAAGGCTGGCCGAAACTTGGGAGGAGGATTATGCGGCGGCGGTGAGCGCTGATGGGCTGCTGGCCAAGCGGCTGGACTATGCGGCGGGCAAGTGCCCTGATGGCGTGGTGCTGCTGACCTGCGGCGTTGACGTGCAGGACAACCGGCTGGCGGTGAGCGTGTGGGGTTGGGGCGAGGCTGAGACTGGCTGGCTGGTGTGGCATCAGGAGCTGATGGGCGACCCGACGCAGACGGAGGTGTGGGGCCAGCTGGATCAGGTGCTTGCGACGGAATGGGACGCGACGGGCGGGCGTGTGCTGAAGGTGAGCCAGACGGCGGTTGACAGCGGCGGCCACTGCACGCATGAGGTCTACGCGTATGTGCGCGACCGCGTGCGGCAGGGTGTGGTCGCGATCAAGGGCAGCAGCAGACGCAACAGCCCGGCGGTCGGCAAAGGCAACAAGGTTGATGTGAACTGGCGCGGGCGTGTGATCAAGCGAGGCGTCACGCTGTTTCAGCTGGGCACCGACACGATCAAGACAACGTTGTTCGGGCGGCTGCGGCACAACGAAGGCGCGGGCGGGTTGTATTTCGGGCAGGCGGCTGATGCGGAATACTTTCGGCAGCTGACCAGCGAACGGCAGGCGCTGCGGTATCACCGCGGGTTTCCGATACGGGAGTGGGTCAAGAAAGCAGGCGATCGAAACGAGGCGCTCGACTGCGCGGTCTATGGCTATGCGGCGATGTTGATCTTCAGCCGACGGATGAATAAGGCGACGATGTGGCAGCAGTTGCGTGATCAGTTGGAAGGTGCAAAGCGACCAGCGCTAAGATCAAAGCAGCAGGCCGCCCCTGGGCTTGCTAGTGGCTTCGTTGGCAACTGGTAACCGTGCGCATCCCTAGCCAGATCAGAGCGGGCGACACGATCCAGTGGCGCGACGTGGAAGGCGTTGACAACTTGGGCAACGCGATCAGCAGCGCTGACTATGTGCTGACCTACTACCTGCGGACTAACACGGCGAGCGAAGGCGCGACGGTTGTTGGTAGCGCCTACGGGACCGGGTGGCAGTTCACGATCGCTGCGGCCACCAGCACGGGCTTTGATGCTGGGTCGTGGTTCTGGCAGGCGGTTGCGACCAAGACCGGCAGCACTGTCACGATGGGCAGCGGCCAGCTGACCGTGCTGCGATCGCTGAGCTATACGGGCTCCCCTGCTGCTGTTGATGGACGGTCGCAGGCGCAGCAGGATCTGGACGCGGTGCAGGCCGCGATCCGGGCGCTGGTATCTGGCGGCGTGGTGCGTGAGTACACCATCGGCAACCGCAGCTTAAAGAAATATGAACTAGCCGACCTGATGCAGCTTGAGTCAAAGCTCAAGGCTGAGGTGAAACGTGAGCAGATGGCGGAACTTATGGCCAACGGGCTGGGCAACCCTCACAATCTGTTCGTGAGGTTCTGATATGGGACTTAGGACGCGACTGTTTCGGGCGATGGGCTTTGAGCCGGTGCGGCCTCGGGCGCGGGCGTATCAGGGCGCGCGGGTTAGCCGGCTGACAGCGGACTGGGTGACAAGTGGCACCAGCGCTGACGCCGAGATCAAGTCGAGCTTCAAGGCTTTGCGCAACCGTGCGCGGCAGTTGTGCCGTGACAACGACTATGCGAAGCAGGCGCTGCGCGCGATCCAGAACAACGTGATCGGGCACGGCATCCGCCACCAAGGGCAGGTGCGGATGCTGCGTGGCGGCAAGCTCGATGAGGCGATCAATGGCCGCATCCACGAGGAGTGGGAGAAGTGGATGCACAAGAACCGTTGTGATGTGAGCGGGATCCTTGGCTTCCACGACATCGAGCGCCTGCTGGTGCGCAGCATGGCCGAGTCGGGCGAGGTGTTCGTGCGGATGATCAAGCGGCCCTTTGGTGACAGCCGTGTGCCATTCGCGCTGCAGGTGCTTGAGGCTGACTACCTGATCGACGATGACGTGCCGCAGGCGGCCGAGGGCAACACGGTGCGGATGGGCATCGAGGTGGATCAGTACCTGCGGCCGCAGGCGTACCACTTCTACGCAAATCATCCTGGCGACACTTACGCGGGCAACGCGCGCACCAACGGCAGACGGGTGCGGGTGCCGGCCAATGAGGTAATTCATTTGTTCCTGCCTGAGCGGCCAGGGCAGACGCGGGGCGTGACGTGGTTCGCGTCGGCGCTGATGCGGCTTCACATGCTCCAGGGCTATGAGGAGGCCGAGGTGGTGCGTGCTCGGGCGAGCAGCGCGCTGATGGGATTCATCACCAGCCCCGAGGGCGAGTTGGTGGGTGATGAGGTCTACGAGGGCGAGCGGGTCAGTGAGTTCCAACCGGGTGTGTTCAAGTATTTGCAACCGGGCGAGAGCGTCACGGTGCCAGACCTGAATAGTCCTGACGGGCAACTTGAGCCGTTCACGCGGTCGATGCTTCGGGCCGTGGCTGCTGGCGTGGGTGTTTCGTTCGAGAGCATCAGCAAGAACTTCTCAGAGAGCAACTACAGCAGCAGCCGGCTGAGCCTGCTGGAGGAGCGCGACACCTACCGGGTGCTGCAGCGGTACATGGTGGAGAACTTCCACCAGCAGGTGTTCGAGCAGTGGCTTGAGATGGCGGTGTTGAGCGGCGCGCTGAGCCTGCCGGGGTATGAGACCAACCCTGACCGCTACCGCGCTAGCCGGTGGGTGCCGCGGAGCTGGGAGTGGGTTGATCCACAGCGCGAGGTGGATGCGTATAAGAACGCGGTTCGGTGTGGCTTCAAGACGCTGGGTCAGGTGGTCGCTGAACAGGGCGGCGACCTTGAGGATCTACTGGTGGCACGTCAGGCTGAGCTGGCGATGCTTGATGAGATGGACATTGTTTTGGATACAGACCCAAGCGAACTGAGCGGCGCTGGGTTGACGCAGGTCAGGCCGGCCGGATCGATTGATCCGTTTGGTGACACCGAGCCACCAATGGAGGAGGAGGAATACGAAGAGGAGTCTGTCCTTGAGGATCCGACCGAGGCGCCTGAGGATTGATGGCAACCGATAGACTCAAAGCATTAGAAGATCGAAGCGCCGTGGAATTAGCGCGTCCCTATCCAAACGAGCACGCCGCCAGGCTGACCGATCCCGATCAGTACGATTCGCTTCGTCGTGAGAATGATGCGGGCGGCCCTGGCATCGACTTCATCTACGGCATCAAGGAAGGCGAAAGCGAGATACAGGCGATTCGTTTCAGCAGCTCGCGCTACAGCCCTGCCGAGGCGCGTGACTGGCTGGCTGAGCACGACTTCAGCGCGATCATGTTTGAGGAGGCCACCGGCGACGGCGAGCGGGCCGAACCTGGCGATCTGTCCGAGGGCGACTTCGTGCGGTGGAACAGCAGCGGCGGCACCGCTCAGGGCCGCATCGAGCACGTCATGCGTGAGGGCACCTTGGGCGTGCCCGACACTGAGTTCAGCATCGAGGCCACACCCGAAGATCCGGCCGCGCTGATCCGCATCTATCGCGAAGGCGATGAAGGATGGGAGGCGACTGAGACGATGGTGGGCCACAAGTTCTCAACACTGACCAAGATCTCGGCACTGCGCAGCCTCGAGGGCAAGTATCAGCGCGCTGAGGTGACCACCTTCGATGAGGTGCAGGACCGCACCTATGAGTTCCCGTTCAGCTCTGAGTTCCCGGTTGCGCGTTACTTCGGCAACGAG